TTGATCTTTTGTTCGATTACTTTATGCATAATCCTTCAGAGAACATACCGAATTATGACCAGAGATTAAATGATATAGGTAGTGGTTCGCTTCCTAATGTTGATGAATATCTCGCTAGGGAAGCTATCCAAAATGTAGTAAATGGAAGTTTGTATTTGGTTATAATGCCTGACTCGGTTGGGGAAGATGGGATTGCGGGATCTGCTCCACTCTCAGGGCTTGTTCAAAGTTATGATGGCACACCGTTCGGAGGGGTTGAGACATTAAATGATCTTTTCCCTAACGGATCATTAGGGCCGATGAGGATGCGGGGTGCATTAGCTCAAATGTCTTTTAATGAAATTACTTTACTTCAACAAAAGATGGTCGCATGGGGTTATTTAGATAAAGCGCCTCTTAAATGGGGAGAGAATTTGTTAGAAGGTGTTGGGGATTCCGCATACTTCCCTCTTGAAACAGCGTTACAAGAATTCCAAATGGAAGTTAATGCTGTTGGTATGGATTTATACAATAGACATGTGGCTGATGCGACAATGAGAGGTGATGATCCACGAGGTTATACTGAATTTTTGGGTGCAGATGGCACACCGCATATAGATAAAGTGTTAGATACTTTACTTGCTGTGAAATTAACTCCTTCAGAAGATGAACTCACACCGGAAGATACTGTTCGTTCACAATTAGTTGGAGAAGCGTCATCTAAAATAACACAAGTTATGACTAATCGTGGATTTACTGGCATGTCTGAAGGTAAGACTCTGCAACTTGAAAGAGATTTACAATTAGCTATGACAGAGTTAAATCCAGATAAGAAAGAAATGTTATTCGGGCAAGGCGGGGATGCAGTAGAGCAAGCTTTAGTTGAGTCTCTGTTAAAAGAATATTATGGTGATGAAAATTGGACTGCTCATTTACAGTTTGGTAATCATAAAGATTCAGCTTTGTTTGACTATGCGATGTTAGCTGGGGCTTTGACCCCGAAAGAACGTGAAGAACTTGAAGCAGGTACTTTACGTAGACAGAACTTCAGAAGTGGTACAAGGGTTGGGCAATACTCTGATGATATCGAAAGTTATGAAAAGGATGTTGCTACAGCGGTAATGAGAAAATTTATTAATAACCGTATGGGTGAGAGAACGTCAATGAATCCTCAGATACTTTCTGAAGCTTTAAATGATTGGCAAAATACTGTTGGTGATAGAAATGAGAATGTAATCCCAGAAGATCTTCTAAGTATGAGCAACAACGCTTTAAGATTTTTACGTTATGAATCTGATCCAATAAATTATGATCCAACAGTAGATATGTTATCCACAGATTACATGACAGACTTCAACGAGCAGGCTAAATATTCTGGAAGAGAAGGAATGAATTACTATAATCTCAAACGTGCTATCGACCAGCTTGGTGGCGGTTCAGCAAGAGGACTGGAAGTAAAAAATGTCTAACTTTTTGACTCCTAAACAAATTTTAGATCTTGCAACTGAACAATGGGATAACGAAACCATCGCTGAAGAAATGGCCGCTACTGCACTTATAGAATCGCAGGGAGGTAACCCTCATGCTATTGGTGATGGTGGTAGTAGTCTTGGGTTGTACCAAGTTAATCGGATACATTTCCCTGATCTTATTGGATTGGGTTACATTACTTTACCTGAAGGTGAAGAGTTAGCTGACCACAACGATCCGCTTAATAAACAGCAATGGGAAAAATATGCTAGGCCAGTTCTTTTTGATCCTGTTATCAACACGAAAATAGCTAATGATTTAGGTACACACCAAGAACCAAGGCGAGGTAAAACAGCTAATGAAGCTGGTAGGGATAGTTTCTTTTTTCATCCGTGGGAAAGCACACATCCTTATATAGATAGGGTACCCACTGAACACACCGAATTTATGGGAGAAGGAGAGTGGCGTGGTTTGTCAGCTAGAGAAATTATTTTACGTGCGTCTGCTCAGGTAACTCCTAAAGGGCGAACTCGGTTGCCTAGGGTGAAGGGTACTATGGGACGGGGTGAATGGGCTATGGTACGTAACCATCTTGCTTCTGTAGATCCAGAGTTGGCTTCTTTGTTGAAAGAAAAAGAATCTATACTGTTAAATGAGAACACTGTAATTGTTGATCCTTCAGAGGCAGAGCAAATATCTGATCGTGAATTAGCTAAACATGGTTTACAAAGAGATCGTGATCTTGGTTTTATTCTTTTTCCTTTTGGTGCAACCATTTTGGATGACTTAGCTAAAGCTGGTAAGAGCGCTCTAGAGTCTGACTTTGCTAAAGCTCTTTGGAACAAAGCAAAAGGTGCGGCGATGTGGGGGATGCCAGAGGACATGAACCCTAAAAGTTTTAGTACTCCTGATGAATGGCCAGATGAACCTGCTCCGTATATTGATTCTGCTGGTGTGAAACAATGGCCAGTAGAATTGCAAGACGATTCTTACGGTTGATAGATCACTATGACATTCACTGACTATGCACAAAACGATTTATACCAACCTTCTCCAGCAGAGATAGGTCAGGGCGTATTAGGTGTACAAGCTAATCTTGTAGAACAAGCTGGTGAACTTTCAGAGTTTCTTAGAGTGGCATTAATAGAGGGTAGGAAAGAAGCGAGAGCAGATAACCTTTACCCAGATCCAACTGTTGTACCGCATGAAGACACTGTACGGTACGCGAACATGTGGTTGGCTGAAACAACTGACGGAGGTTTAAATTATGAAAACCTAGTTGCTTTGTTGGAAGGTATTGATGCGGAAGAGGGAGTGGATTACGCGTGGGAAAGTATAGGTAAGCCTAGCACGCGCGCTAATCTGAAGACTGGTCTTGCTATGGCAAATCCTGTACCACAAGCTCTTGGGACAGTGCTAGATATGTTTGGGCATGGCGCGAATCTTTTAGGGTACGATAAAAAAACTGACCATCATGAACAGGCTATGTCTAGAGTAAAAACATATCCTTCTAATCCTTTTACAACAGGGAATTTTAAAGAATTCACAGGGATGAGTACTTGGGAAGATGTTGCTTTCGCGGCATTAGATGTTATTGATATAGCTTCTATTCTTCTTGGTCCTCAAATTGTTAAAGCTGTAAGAGAGGGTTTGAAAACAACAGCGGTGAGGACGAACAACCGTCCTCTTTTAACAGCGATGGATGACATTGTTGAACTACCGAGTTTAGCTCCTACACGTACAGTTAATGGTATTAAAATCTCTGATCCTCTTTATTCATTTAAGGAAGGTGTCGGTAAGCTGGATGTAGGCGTTACTTCTGCTGACCGGCCTTTCGTTAAAGTAACATACCCTGATGGGAATACAGAATTGTGGTATCAGTCATCAGGACAAAATGCTATAGGATTTGAGGGTCAATGGTTTCCTTTTGAAGGATTTGGTAGCTCTGCTAGAAATGAATCATGGTATAGAAAACTTGCTGGTCATCCTGTAGTAGAGCCGGGAATGGATTTCACTACCGGACGAATCATTAAAGAATGGGAACCAGTAGGTAGACAAGAAGAAGTACAAAAAATTCTGGGAGATAAGTTAAAACGTGTAAAACCAAAGAAGGTGTCTTTACAAGGCGATGACTTAAACGAATACCTCGGTGTTCCTAGCATAAAAGAGTATGATGAAATTGCTATGAACAGGGGCAGGTTAGCCCATGAACAAGAGATGCAGTTTCAGCGCCCTGTCTGGTATGGGGATGATTCTTTAAACAAACTTGTAAAGGAAACTAAACCAGTATTACCAGAAGGTCCTACTCAAGCACACCGTGAATTAGAAGAACTTTATAAAGAACCATATATGATTGAAGGAGGTGGGCGATTAGGGCGCATGAAGCGTGAGGAAGTTGTTTTATCGCAAAGCGAAAGAGCAAAAGATCCAGTTCATTACTACGAAATGGCCGATAATCCGACGGAAGATAAATTCTTTGATGCTTTTGCAGAATCATATGATGGTAACTATCCGACTATTTGGGTAAGACTGGATCTTCTTGATGATTTTGGACATGGAACTGCAATAAACGAAGCGCGAATAGCCCAGCTTGCACATATGACAAGCACGACAAGTAAAGAGATACCCGCACTGTATCATGGGACTCCTGTAGAATTTTCAGAAATTAGACTAGGGTCTGCGGGGGCAAGGCACAAAGGAGAAGGAAGGTATTGGGGTGGTGCTAGTGGTGTAGGTGAATTTGAAAGCAGAATATTAGGTCATGGTATTTACACCGTATCTGAGCCAAAAGTTGCTAGAGGGTATGCTACAAATCATCCGATGGGTCCGCGTGGCCATGTTCCAGAGTATGGGTATGTTCATTCTTTAAAATGGGCTGGTGATGACCCTCGTGTACTTGATATACTTGCTCCGATTCCTGATAATTTAAGAAAAATGTGGGAACATAATCTTTCAGATATGACGTTAGATCCGACTATCGAAATCAAGCGACGGAATCTTCTATATAAGTTAAACGATCCTGATATGACACCTATGGAATTTTTATGGGGTATAAATGAATTCGGAACGTTTGCAGATTCAGTAACAGATTTAACTAAAGCATCTGTCAGAGCATCATACAAACTGGAAGGGGCTAATTCAAGAGGGGCTGTATTACATGATGAGATTTTTGCTCCATTTCATAAGAGTATGCAAAGCGAATATGATGTTTTACTACAACCGGGATCGGGTCCTAACTGGGGTCTTTCTGAGGGTCGTGGTGCATCGGTTTATGTTTGGATAAACCCTGAGAATCTTAAAACACAAGCAACAGCTAGTTTAAGAAAGTCTGAAGATATTGTTTATAATTACAATACTAAAGCAAGCTACGCGGCATATGACACACCTAACCATGAGTTGGGTTTCGAGTTTGAAATAGTTCCAGATGGCGCAGAGTTAGGTTTGAGGTCAGCAAAGCTTGAGTTTAAGAACCCTGCCTATTTTGCTGAAGATCAATTAACTCATAGTGGGCATACAGCAGGTGCAACTAAATCTCAGCTACAAGACTGGGGTTACGATAGTTTAATAGTTGGTAACAAAGTTTATGTTTTTGATCCTAAACAGATTAGTCCATTAGACCGTATGACTCCGAGTGGTCTTAGACCGAAACGTTCTCCTATGTCAGATTGGTCATACGAAGATATGCAAATCTATTTACAACACGGCATCGAGCCTGCTGCTAAACACGTTGGTTTCAATATCAAAGAACCAGAATTGTTTGGAGAAAGAGGATGGTTTGAAGAACATAGATCAATAGCACATGATCTTACTCTGGGTAATATCACGAGTCAGGAAAATTTAGCCGATTATGGTCAACGTATAAAGAATTTATCTAACCCTGAATTATTTAAACTTGATACAATAAGCGATTCTAATCTCCAAAAGATACCTGAATTGGATGATCTGCTTACCAAGGCTAAAGGACAATATGATTTAGATACTGAAACGATGTTAGGATAACCTTATGAGTAATGGCTATTACCCTAATCAACCACCACCAGAATATGTTCCATCAAGTTATGATGCGGATAAACATATTCTCGGATTGACATGGTTGGATGAATGGACAGATGAAGAGCCTAATTCACCTCTCGCTAAATTAGCTAAGGCATTCATTAATGAACAGGCGATTATAGCTAAAGAAAAAAGCGCTAATGGTTATGAGCCTGAGCTTATAGAACAAGAGTTCCTTAAAGCTTTATCTGAAGAACAATGGTATGACGACCAAACTAACGCTTGGATAGCCCTTCAAGAGATGCGTTATGGGATGGCTCCTTTAGGCGAATACAAAAAACTTGTAGAAACAACACGAAAATACGTTGAAGATACTCTACGTAACCTTGGTTTCAGAGATTCGTTAGGTAATTTAACAGTTGATGTGACAGACGAATTTGTTACTGATGTTATTTACGAAGCAGGTACCGTTCCTATGCAAGGGGCGGCTATTTCTCTTGATGATAATGTTGCTTCTAAATACATTGAGAACAAATTTCTCGGTAAACGTACTCTGGACGCTGAAGAAGGCAGTCTAGATATAGGCGCTGGTCAGCTACAAAATTTATACAACGAGTTAAATTCTTTAGCGCGCGCTAATTTTGTTCATATTGATGAAGAAGATTTATGGGATTTAGCTGTTGGTATAAAGAGAGAAGATTTCGGATTAGATTTTGCATACGATATTATTACAACAAGAGTCGCGGATCAGTTCCCTTTCTTGGAAGACTCACCAATTCTTAGACGTGTCATGGGATCAGAACTATCATTCGATACTGATGGGGCTATAAGCACCCAAGCAATGTCAACTCTTCAAAGCCATCTCAATCCGTATCAGCAAAGAATCGCTAGTCTTTGGGATACAACTAGGAATGAAGTAAGCATGACAGATCTTTTCGGTGATAGTTTAGAAGATTTTATTGTAGGTGAGCAGGGTGAAGAACGGTTTATGAACATGAAAGAAACACGGGATTGGGCGAGACTTCATCCTAATTTTAAATCGTCTGCTAATTACAATATGCCTATGGGAGATATCTTCCGTACATTGGCGCAGGAACTAGGAGCTTAAATGGCTGACGAAGAAGAATTTACTTTAGCTGATGTTGATTGGACTGTAGTAGCTCAACGTATAGCCACAGAAGCAGGTATAACAGATATCGAACGTATCGGTGGTATCAATAAAGATAACTATCTTGACGAAATTAAGAGTCAGACTGGTAAAGATGCTGGTGAGGTAGCAGCTAGCATAAAAGAGCAAGGGTACACCTATGATAGTAGAACTGATACCTTTAGTGACCAGCAGATAGCCGCACGGGATTATGGTGGCGAAGAAGGCGAAGGAGGCGCACCACCCGCCGCCGAAGAAGACGATTTCGACCAGACAGAGCTTTTGAAATCAGTCTTAATGGAAAGCTTTACAACTATGCTTCTTTCTATTGGGTTGGATAATACAACAGCAATGGCACTAGCAAACTGGGCGGAACAAAGATTTTTATCAGACCCAACTTTTACTGCCGCTCAAGCAAAATTTGAAATGTATGAAACGGAAGCATTCAAGAAAAGATTTTCGGGAATAGCGACAATGCGTGATGCTAACAAAGCGGCTACAGAAGCAGGTCAACCAATCCCTCATAGAGACATACCAAAACCCGGCGATTATATTAACAGAGAAAAACTTTTGTCGGGTTTATTTATACAACATGGGATGGATAAGTTGCCATACGATTTAGATCATGTAGTAGAACAGTCATATATACAAGGTATTTCTGGCCCTGAGTTGGTGGAAAGAACAACGATGGCTTCTAATTTGATTTACCAATCTCCTGAAGCTGTTACGAATGCCGCTGAAAAGTACTTTGGTGTCGCTGGGGATGCGGCTTTGATGGCAACTTTCTTAGATCCAGATGATAATATTTTTGGTACAGGTTGGCAGAGTTTACAGTCTTTGAAAACTGATGTAGCTGCTGCCGAAGTAGGTGGCTGGTCGCAAATGTTTTTAGATTTAGATAGTCCTTTAGAGAAACAACAAGCTAGAAATATATCTAAATTAAGTTTAACGACTGCAGACTTATGGAAGGGGCTGAAAAGTGTTAAAGCCCAAGAGGCTTTATTCTTTGAGAAGCAAGGTGAGAGGGATCTAGACATGGAAACACATGGTCTTGCGGCTGAGTTTGGTGTTGACTATGGTGAAGAATCTGCTCAAGAATTAGAAGATACATTAGAACGCAGGGCAGAAAGAAGGAAGGCTGTGTTTCGGGGTGGTGGCACTGGTCAAGCTGGTGCTATTATTAGTGGACAGACTACAGGTATAGGGAGTGCCAATGCCTAAATTACAAACTAGCTCTTCCAAAGGGAAGGCTAAGAAGATACCTTATAAGAAGGTAAAGAAAGGTAAACGTAAATAATGTTTAACAAAGATGTACTAGAGAGAGTGGTTGCCACATTCGCGCAGTCATTTCTTGCTGTGTTTACTATTGGTGATATGGGAAGCATGAAAGCGGCTGGGATTGCAGGCGGTACTGCTGTTCTGAGCCTTGTTAAGAGTGTTGTTGCCAAGCAGTTTGGTGACGGGTCAGCTTCGGCGGCAAGTTAATGAAAGATCCGGGTCAGAAAAGAAAAGCTTATGAAACTCCGTATGAAGTTATGGGGCAAAGACAAGTACCTACAAATAAAACACGGCGAGGAAAGTATAAACAATATAAACAAAGCACTAAAAGAGGAGTAGAAGGGTTCCAGCATTGGTCTGGTAGCCGTTCAACAAAGTCTCGTTATGGAATAAAGGGTTGGCAATCAGGTAGAACCGTAGGAGTTGGGCGTGGGTTGTCATCCTCAAAAGGTGCTGGGTCTAGGTATAAGCAGAAACCACAGAAACATTATAAAATGGGTCGTCATTAAATAATGACTGACGTTACCGACCTCAAACAAGTCAAAGTATCCAAGATAACTCTTGGGCTTATCCTTTCTGTAGCTGTTACCAGTGGAGTTGTCGTATGGAATGCGGCTAGTATCGCTGGCAGGATAGATGATTTGGAAACACAGGTGCAGGTAATTGAAGGAAACACTGGAACAGACAGTACAGTTTTGGCGAAACTTGATGAAATTTCTACGGGAGTATTGGAAAATGCTTCTTCCATTGACAATCTTACCGCCGCTCGTCTTGACGACTTGTCTCGTTTTACTCCTTCTCTTATTACAGAAGCTATTGCCTCAGATTTAAAAGAAGTTAAAGGGATGGTTAATAGTCTTGACACTAGTTGGGTTACTACCGAACTGGACGTGGTATGGCATGAGATAGATACTATTATGATGGCAACAGCCAACGTGTTGAACCGTATTGATCTAGCTGAAGAAGCGATCAAGAGTAAAGCATGGGGTGAAAAGTTTTACGATAACAATGAGTGAGGGTAAAGACGGCACGTCTAAAGCTGTTAAACTCATAGCCGCTATAACTGCTCTGTTGGTAGCGATAGGTACTCTTGTAGGTGCGATTACTGTTACTCTTGGGAAGGGTGATGATGGCTCTAAGTATTCGTACACCACAATAGTTTTAGATTCACCAGAAAAATATGAGCAGTTTATAAACAGTCATCCGGGCTAATGCCAAAGGTTTGGATCGACCAAGACTTATGCACAGGCGACGGCTTGTGTGAAGAAATCTGTCCGAGTATTTTCCACGGTCATGATGATGGACTGTTTTATGTACGAGAAGTAGGTACCTCTGTACCTAAAGAACCCACTCACCATATGGGAGAGTCAGTTAATGTACCTGACGACTTGTTAGAAACTGTTATAGAAGCGGCTGAAGAATGTCCCGGAGAATGCATATTCCTTGATACGGACTGATATTACGCTATACTAAACACAGGCCGTCTGTGAGCTTCAATAGGCCGGACGCGAGCTTATCCATTGGGACTTACCCACGCCCCTAATGAGTATGTAGTGGAGGTTGAACCAGCTAGTGACGACTGGGGATACAAATTTAGTCACGCACCGCATAGTTCCTCCGACTATGTGCGACAGCAAAGGGAGTGATAGATATGGCAGATGAAACTGGTGGAATAAAAGAACTTCGAGATGCGGCAGATCGAGGACGCGAAGCAATTCAAGAACGCGATCAGCTAAAACGAGAGATGGCTTTTATGAAAGCTGGAGTTGATACTGATTCTAAAGCAGGGCAATTATTGTTTAAGGCTTATGATGGGGAACTGGAAACAGAATCCATACAAGCTGAATGGCAAGAATTAGTTCCTACCCCTGTTCCCGTTGAACAACCGGAACCGGCGCAGGATACTGTTACTGAAACTGATACGCAAGTATCAGGACAAAGAAAGGCTTTAGCTGAAGATAGTGTTTCAGTAGAGACAACTACTCAGAGTCCTTATGAACAAGGGTTGCAAGAGTTTCAGAAATCGTATGAATCAGGCAGGTCGAAGGAAGATTCGGCGGCAAGATTTGTACATACTGTGCTTGAGGCCGCTGGTCAAGGCGACGAACGAGTTGTATCTGACATCTAATGCCTACATATGTTTATGAATGTAAGGAGTGCTTCTCTCATTGGGAGTTAGTACAAGGCATGAAGGAAGAACCTAATAGGGTTTGCCCTGAATGTGGCAAGGAATCTGGTAATAGGATTCTTCAGTCACCAGCTTTAACGGCTGATGCTACTCCGAACAGGACACGGAATAAGGTTCCTCCTCGTAGACCAAATAATAATTGGGAAAGAGGAAAAGCCGGAGAACATAGAGCCGATGGTTCGTTTGTTCCATATGTTAAATCAGATGGTGACCATATACCTATCAAAGAATTTGCTGATAATCGCTCAAAGTATGAAGGACTGTTGCGGGAGAGAAAGAACAAACAATCCACTACTAAATAAAGGAGCGATAACATGGCCGTAGTCGGTTATGGAGGTAATGTAACCTCATACGATCTTGCCGTTGGCGTTAAGATCAACATGGATGAACTCATTTACATGATTTCACCAACAGACTCTCCGTTTATCAACGGTATTGGAACTGATGGAAGGCAACTTCTTTCAAGTTCTCCCGTAGATCAACAAGAGTTTAAATGGATGGACGA